CTCTAACAGGGCCCAGAACTGTACCCACGGGTTGGGTCGGTCCTCGAGATCTTCTGTCTCAGGAACTTGCCGTACGTTATAAACAAAAAAAGGATTGTAAGCCAGGTAGCAGTTGTAAAGGAAACATTGTGCATTGGCACTGCCCAATTGAGCAGCCATCAGGGCCTTTTCAATTACCGATTCCTTGTGTAAACGGCTATCGCTAGACTCTAAATCTCTGATCCAATCAGCTGCCAATCGTAGTCCATTAAATTTTTCATTGTCTGTAAGGTTGTTTGACATTTATTTAAGTCCAAATGTTTAGTATAATGTATTATACACAAGACCGTGTTTTTGGTCAATAAATACTGTATGACTCAATACTCCTACGCAGATTACACACCCTTATACGATACCTTTTTTGCCGGCGCCATTGCCAGTTATGCTCCTCGCACCATTGATACTGCAGGAATGGGAACCAATGATCGTTGCCAAACCTGGGCAATGACCTTCCGTGTAGGATCAGATTGGGTCACTGAACCCACACGCATGTACCAAGGTTGTTTTCGCATGTACCAGAACTTTGATCAGGCTGGTACATTGATCCAGTTAAACCAAGGTGCTTGGGAACACAAGGGCAAAATAAACTTTGGGTATACATCTGATTATTTCCTAGGTATACAGTTTACGCCCGAAGAGTTTGCGCCTTATCGCAACCGTTGGCTGGGCCTGGTGTCTGCTACCAGCGACAACAGAGCTGACTTCGAGCAATGGTATTCGGGAGATCGAATCAAAAACAACTACTTTGTGCGAAATGTCTTGGTAGATTTAGAAACAAAAAAGATTATAAAAAAATCTGATCGCAGTGCTCATAACATAAAAGATGCTATTGATTTTACTCAACCTTGGCAAGTGGCCAACAACACACAAACAGCCAGCACAGGTGAATACTACAATTCCAACTTCTTGCTGTTGGGTGCAAGAAATCACAACGAAGAGATTGACGACATAAAATTCACTGCCGGGCAAACTCAATACCAATGTTTGAGTACATGGTGTGCTATGGGTTCTGCATTGGATCCCATGTATCACTGGTCTTCCTTGACTGGAGCTGGCCTAGTCCATACAGTCGAATCAGTACGAGCTTGGCAGATACATCAATTTCCTGATACTGGACGTTGGGTAGATGACACCTTTATGGGAAACACCAGATATGTTCCGTCCTTGGAAGAATCACCCACTACTAGGTGGCCATCTGACTTGGGATGGACCATCTTTAGTAGAAAGAGATCTGACCTGGCCCAGTCCGTTTACCAGACTTACTAAATCAATTCAATCAAGATCATGACGGCTGCAAATGCCACCAGTCCCAGGAATGTGCCAACAGCCCAGGCCAACACAGTCAATACAAAACGACCAATAGCGTTCATTATCGTATCTCCATGACTTGTTCGTAATGTGGATCAAGTGAGCCAGAGTAAGCACCGGACATTTTGACGGATTTGGGTATTTTTTTACACTTGCAAAACCAACCTACAAATTCGTCGTAGTAGCCTTCGAACCGGAAAGGTGTTAGTTCAGTCTTGCAATGTGGGCATACGGGTTTCATTTTGATTCCTTAAAATCGAGAGCAAGTTATGTATGATCCGGACTGATGGCAAGTAGTTGTTTTAGGTCCATAAGATTCATATTGATATGATACTTGTGGTGCAGAAGCACGGTTGATCATATACTGTTCAAATGCCGTTCGTTTGGTTTGATTATTGATACAGCCTAGATACATATCAGATCCAGGTTTGAATCCGGCTTTTTGACAGTCCGTTGAGGCTTGCTGGAAACTACTAGCGCATCCGCTTAATAACAAAATCACTGCCGCTAAGATGATCTTTTTCATATTATCTCCGATCTGGAAAGTATTCAAACAGTACAAACTTGGCACGGTTCAACAGTTGACGCTGGTCTTCCAACAGGTTAGCAAGAGTGTCGCCGTCATACGGGCCATAGCTGACCATCTCTTGTGCATCGCTCAACATACTGGCCGCAACCATTGCGGGACCAGAGAACTTAAAAGTAGAGCTGGACTCCACTGCTTCACGCATGCCCGCTTCGGTCACTCCAAACATACGCACTTGGTTTTTTTCTTGCTCAGTTAGAGCTTGGTAAGTTGCTGTAGTCATTTTCTGCTCCTGTTTGTTCACTGTATATACATTATAGTGGATCTGGGATTTCTGGTCTACCGTTTTCTGAGTGTTGCCTAAATACAACAGTTAAATCAAGTGCCTATGTAGCAATCCTACCACATAAATCACCAATAATCCGGCGTTGATCACTACCAAACTCAACTCACGGATACGGATGGCCCAAATCAGGTACAAGGTACTTCCTACATTTAACAGGTAAATGTTGAGTGGATCCATTTGTAGGCTTGTGGTCAGGGCACCGGCTAAGGTAAGAAAGCAGGCGGTCCACTTTAAGATATTATTCAGCATCGGGTTCCTTAGCTGTTGACAGTATTGAACGGGCTGTGATCTTCAAAGATCCACCCTTGCTCTTGCAAGTAGGCGCGATTGGCTGGATTTTTGGTAAACGCATCCAGGGCTTCTAAACGGCGCACAATAGCGCAACGGCCTGTGCCGTGTTGGCGATCACGATAACCTGTGACTGACTTTGAATAATCGCTGAGAATGTCTGCTAGGTCTGCATCGCTGTAACGGCTGTTGAACCAATCCATTTGTTACTCCTGTTTGTTTACTGTAAAAACAGTATAGCATTTTGGGTATTTCTGGTCAACCAAAAAGTGTTGTATTAAAACAATATGTCCCACAAGAAAAGAGGTACAGCAAGGAAACACGCAATGAAAAATAGAATCAAAGTCCAAAGAAACTTGACAAAGGTCACTATTCCCCAATGTGGGAAAAACAAGAATCCTATTACAACCACTGCAACCAAGATTAACAATGCTATGTAGATTGGCCATGGCGGAGGAGCAGTGTCGCTGTAACCACCACCAAAACCACCACCGGCTCCCGCCTGTTGGGACAACAGTTTGTTTTGTTGGTCTAGTTTTTCATTGGTCTGGCAACCCGCGCAAGTCAATGACCAACCGTATGGTTTTACTGTACCGCACCGAATACAGTTTGAATTATTTTTTAGGTAATTACCGTCGCTCATGTTTGCCAGTCCTGTTTGTTTACTGTAAAAACAGTATAGCATTAGGGCGATTTTGGGTCAACCAAAATCTCAGCAAAAAGTGTTGTTTTTCAGCAACAATTACGCAGAAGTTGCAGGTATTTGGGTGTCAGAACCTATTCCAGCTGTGTCAAATACCTTGATATTTCTGCCTTCTCTAAAGCTGGCAATAATGGCTTGCCCGTACTGATTTGAAGTGTCAGTGATTGCTGTAAAGAAATCGTTTTGACCTTTTGGGGCCACATCTGTGCCAATGTCGTGCAGACTACTGCTGAGACTCATGACGCTGCTTCTGGAGTTGGCAGCAAGATCTGTAAATGTCACTTGTGCAAGAACCAAGTTATTTGTTTCTGCGCTCAACTGCTGAGCCATTGTGGTAAAGCTGGTATTGAGACTACTGGTGTTGCTGGCGTTGTTTGCGGCCACGTTGGCAATAAGGTTGGCAGCGGCTGGTATTAGACCGGTACTGAAAGCAGCATCCAAGTTGCCATATGTTCCTGCTCCCGGCAAGCCTGGTGGGATAGTGATGGTGATTTCGATGGGGCTGGGATTTACTACCGTGGTATAATCACCGTTTAGTGTGTCTTGCATTACGGTATAAACGCCGTTGGTGGCGTCAGTTAAGGTGTAGAGAGCATTGGCTGACTGCATGTAGTTTATGGTGCTGGTCACGGAAGTGAATTCAGCAGTATAAGGTACGCCAGCAGTGGCACCCATGAAGTCAAACAAGGTTAGTGTACCGTTTGGACCTGTTCCTGTGGCCAAGGTACTGTTGATGTTGGAAGCAACACTGGCAGGAACAGGTTTTGTTAGGGCAGTAATATCTCCCAAGCCCGAGTTGGTTTCAGTTGTTGCTACTGTTCTGGCCAACACTGGCAAGGTCAGTTGAAAAATGTTTTTGACCTGTTGCAAACTGTCAGCAATGGCCTGCGCAGCTAAGGCCTGGTCTGGTGGTATAATCTTAGATAAACCAACGTAGGCTGGGCTGGTACCATACACTAACAGCAGATTGCTGTTGACAGTGGCAGCAGAAACATACACATTGCTGAGCACCGTGGCAGTGGGGCTGACATCAGTACCAGTGGGTGTTAAATTGGTCAGACCCAAGTAACTGTTGGGCAGGCTCTTTACTGGATTCAACAGGTCAGCCATTGTGGACAAGTTTTCAGTGGTCACACTCAACAGCAGCTTGACCTGATCTAGTAGGTCGCCTGTGACTTGAGTCATGACTTGATAAATCAACAGATCCACTGATCCAGCCACTTCAGATCCGCGTTGTATAGAACTGAGGTCATCTATAGTAACTCCAGCATTGATTAACTGTTGTGTCAATTCTGGCATGATACCGCCAGCTTGTGACATTTGATACAGTAACACCCAGGGATATCCAAACAGCGGTAATTTGTTCAAGGCCCAAGCAGTTCCTAGTTTGGCCAAGTCTGCGCCAAATGTCGGCAAGTTTCTATTGATGTCGCTAATGCCACCTGTAGTTATGCTGTTCATACTGGTAAAGGTTGTGTCCAACACCGCAGAATTTTTTACACTGTTGATGATGGGATTGTTTTGTACAATATAGCCTTGACACTGACCATATACCTGTGCAAACTTGCCCAGGTCGCCGTTGCCCAAGATTAAGTTTGCCTGTGTGGTCACCAGACCCGAAAACCCTGTGGCACTGTTGCCAATAGGCAAGGTGTTGGCATACGCAGCAGGCACTGCATCAGTAATGGCTGGCAGTGTGTTGGCCGCCAGGCTCTGTAAAGAACTAAAAGTGCTGGTGGTGATTTGATCATTGGCTGTGCCCACATTGGCAGCAGCCGATGACAGTATACCAAGATAGTCACTGACCGCAGTGGTACTGGCATAAGCATTAATGGCCACTGTCAAGTTGCCACTGATCACGAGACCTTGGTTTTGCAGTAGGCCATCAGTGGCAATCAACATTACTGAACTATAAGGACCTTGACTCATTGTTTATCCGATAAAGACACTTTCGCTGCCTTGAATTATTTGTGTGCATTCACTCATACGATCGCCTACAGTGGCAATGGGCTTTCCATTCACAAAAACAGAACTGCTACGAGCTATGATTTTGCTCACATGCGGTACGCACTTGTTGCCCTGTGGTTTTTGATGCACTGTGCTGGAATCGCCGTCGCGAGCCACAGGCCGCCCATCAACAAACACATCTGGGGATCCTGCAGCAATTGTGTATCCACTGCAATGTACAGCCCCGGCATCACCTTGTCTTGCTACTGCTGGCATAGTATTTCTCTCGTAAGTTGTATATTTATCGAGAGAAATACAGGTGTATTATGTATTGGCCAGTTGTGCAAGATACTGGTCAGTAGCCGGAGTTCGAACACCAGTTACTTGCAGCGTTACTCTTGGGTGATGGCTGGCATTGGCTGTGGCATGTGGTAGATTTTGCCAATCAAATGTGGTCACTTCGCCGGCACGCCAACGACTATGGCAGTAGTTGCCATAACTCCAAAACTGTCCAGATTCCCAATCAGTCAGCTGTATTTGTACACGAAGCACACTGTCGGGATCGTCGGGATTCCACTTTTCCAACTTGTCCAGGTGCAGGTTCCAAACTTGACCAGGCATTTGTACGTGAATACGAGCCATGGAATCTTCCAAGGCAAAGCGGTCAGCAATATCTTGTAACACAGGAGGAATTGCCCAGTTGAGATTGCTAATCACATAGTCTTTACCGTAGCCTTCACGTTCCAGGTCGTAGTCTTCAGCGGCTAGTTCTTCTTCAGGACGGCTTTTGCCCGCAGCACCCCGTGTGCGCCAAGTAGCAGACCGCGAGTTGGCCACAATGTCTGCCAACTCTGAATCCCAGCAGGGTTCAATAAATCCCAAGCGCACAACACGATCTTGATCGGGATCAAATTGTTGATTATCAAAATGATATTGACTGCGTTTTTTTGTTTCGTCCCAGGAGCTTTTCATACGACTGTTACCTCTATGTCTGATTTTTTATAACTTTGATAATACTCCATTGGCGGTGGTTCGATACCCAAGGTTCTTGCCAAGGTCAGGTTGTCACCAATGTAATAGCTGTCTTTCCATGCTGCCAAGATGTCACGATTTTGATCTGCAATGATGCCGGCCATGTTTCTTAAGTTTACGTAATACTTATCATATTTGGGGTATGTGATGTCAAAGTGTCCGCACTTGACCCACCAGCCCAGGCAAGCATCGTCGTTTCTGTGTACCAGAATAACAGGACACTCGGGCCAATGCTGCTTTAAGAAATCAATATGATGCGCAAACACATGACTCTTAACAATGCGTACACCTTCACCTGAAAATGGACGATCAAATTCTGCTTCACATTCAGCTTTGGTATATTCGTTTAGTCGATCAAAGAATCCGCCAAATTCCATGCCGGGATCAAAGTATGCGCCCATATGCATCAAATGTGGTTCTCCCCAAGCACTGTGCCAGTATTCGCGTTCAGGACTTGCGTCACTACGATCGATACTGGGACTAAAGTAAATGTTCTTGCTGACACTGGACCACTTGGATCCCGGTGCACCTGCCATAAAAATATATTTCATTTGATCACCAATTCAGGTTTGTAAACGCTTTTGAATTGATAAGCATTGTCGTGCCACCAAACCAAAGTCTGCAATTTTTTCTCAGTGATATTTTTACGCAAGCGATCTACAACTTGATTACCGTCTGCGCCGACAATCCATGTGTAACGACCCGAGTCTGCTTCTAATGCTTTGACTGCGTCGGGATCGGCTAACATACTGCGAAGTGCTGCTCGCAATTTTTCTGCATTGGGATTACCTTTGTTTACCCACAAAGCCTTTTGTAACACATCTCTAAAGTTTCTTTGCAGTGTATACGCTTCATACAATTCGCCACGAGGCTCTTGTCCGTATATGCGTTTGAAGACATCTTCAAATCGAAAACCTGGAGGAAAGTTAGGATCTTCTTGCTGCTGACCTGTTGCTAAATCTAACACACCGTGGTGATACCAAATCTTGCTGTCGGGTTTGTTGACATAGTGTTTGATCCAAGCAGCCGGTGTTTCTCTCACTGTGTTGAGTTCTCCTCGCTGATATGCCAATCTGCGTTCTGAACCTTTGATTCCGTTGACCCAGGTCACATGTTTTTTCCAACATGCCAGGTAATTTTCTTTCTTGGGCAAGTTGCCGCAGACCAGCATGGCAATGGCCATGCCGTCGGGTTCAAGTCCCGAGCCACCAGCAATACGTATACGATCACGTTCAGGATTAGTTGTAGCTGCATGTCCTAATACAATGTTGAGATTCTGCATGCCAATGGAATCGTAGTGCTTGTAGTCATAGTCAATTTGGTCTACCAGATAACTGACGCCGTTGCCGCCGTGGCTGACCATGATCACTTTGGGATCTGTTCTTAGCTTGTTGTGAAACTCGTTAAAGCCAGGAATGTCTTTGGCCCCAGGAATGTGCTGGATTACAATTTTTTCTCCCAGATGCTTTTCTAAATGTCGGGCAACAATGTTGGCCCAAACACTGGTGCCACCTCCGGGTGCCTGTGGTACAATCATGCGATACTCAGCATGTGCTGTGCTGACTACAACAGCCAATCCAGCAATGATCAATTTTACTATGTTGCGCATATTAATCTCCTTTAATGATATGCTAACCCGCGATTGGGTCTAAAAATACTGTAAGTTACAATGACTAGAGAAATAACGGTTAGAGACACAAATATGGGTCGTGTTGCCAATTCGTTTATGGTGTACAAGGCTTGAGTTTGCTGAATGTAATTTTCCAGTTTCTCTACCAGGATAAATGCCACCATCACTGCTGGGCGTGAGATACCAAATTTTTTGCAAGCCACGCCCAACACACTGCACAATGCCAAAATATAAAGATCGTTCACAGTTCCAGTGTATTCCAAGCAACTCCATACAATAATGGACAAGATCACAACAGCGTAAATCCAGTAGGGTATTTCCAGCAGCTTGACCACAATGCGTGTGGTAAACATTGCAATAAAAAATGCTAATACCGTGCTGGCAATAAATGCTCCGCCCAGGCTCCAGAAAAATGCAGTGTCTTTGAGTGTTTCAGGTGTGCCCAATTCCATTCCAAAGTAAACACATATGGCCATCATAATGGCTGCAAATGGTGCACCAGGGATGCCAAACAACACAGTAGGAACCATGCTGGAAGCTTTTTGTGCATTGTTGGCACCTTCGCAGCCCAGCAAGCCTTTGATGTTGCCGTTGCCAAATGTTTCTCGGGGATTCTTAGCCACTGTGGCACCATAGGCCATGATGTCGCCTACCGATCCACCAATTCCTGGCAGCAGGCCTGAAACAAATCCAATGAATCCACCACGCAAAACTTCACGCCAATGCATCACACAATCTCTGAACCCACAAAACAGTTGCGGCCAATAATCTGTAATGGGTTCTGGGCGTACTGCAGATTTTCTAAATCCCGACATGACTTCTGGTATACCAAACAAGCCAGCAATCAAAGGAATCAATTGTATGCCGGCTCCGAGATATTCCCAACCACCGGTATAACGCACAACTCCCGTGGCAGGGTTTTGCCCAATCATACCTAGAAAACAGCCCAGGCCGATGGCCACCAAACTCAGCAGCACATTTTTGCTGGTAATGAATCCCACACAGGCCAGTGCCATCAACATGAACGCCATAAACTCCGGAATACCAAATACCAATACCAATTTGGAATACCATGGCATCAGTGCAAATGCTATTGTGCCCCACAGCACTCCGTTTACAGTGGAATCCATAATGGCAATGCCAATGGCACGAGCAGCCTGTCCTTGCTGCGACATCTTGTATCCATCAATAATGCTGGCAGCGGTGGAATTACTACCGGGTATTCCGGTCAAGATACTGGTGAAACTGTCGCCAGTTGACGATGCTGCTATTAGACTGGTTAAAAACACAATGCCCAAGTAAGGATCTGCAAGAAAGTAACTGCTGAGTCCAAACACAGTTAATAAACCTGTGGTGGCCCCAGCCATTGGCATGATGCCAATAATCATTCCATAAACAGTACCAAGCAGGCACCAAATCACATAATCCATCGAGTTACCGTGTTGAGAGAGAAATATATTGCAGAAGATTTTGCAAGATAATTAATACTATATATCAAAAATTTATTTGTTTAACAAATTTATTTATCAAAATAGGAAATTTTTAATGAATAGCAAAATTTTTAATTGTATCTTAGAAAAATTACAAGATACCTGGCATTTACCAAAATACGCAGAAATTCGTGCCGATTTCAACAAAGACACTGTGTTAGATCAATTGCCTTGGACTCCGGCACGCAAACTAAAGTTTCAGCAAGATTTAAGTTCTACATTCAATGTACCTGTTGAAATAGAAGGCACTATTGCTAATCTAGTTAACAGAACCGATGTACGTTACTTGTCGTGGTTCTTTGGTGAGATATGGAAGCCCCGTACAGAAAAATATCATTGGACTGGATATCGTGTTGCAGAAGAAATTTGTCGTATGAATCCACGAAAAGTATTGGATGTGGGTTGCGGATACAATCCCTTTAAAGGACGTATTCCTAATCTCATAGGTATTGATCCTTACAACAACTGTGCTGACTTCATGGTCGACATCTTGGATTATCATGTAGAGCCTGCTAGCTTTGATCATGTGATTGCCCTGGGTTCAATCAACTTCAACAGCAGGGAAGATATTGAACTACGGTTCTCTGCCACTATCAACTTGCTGGCACCAGGCGGTCATTTGTGGATGCGTTGCAACCCAGGACACAGTCATAAAAATGGACCATGGGTTGAAATTTTCCCATGGTCCTTCGATGTTGCTTACGAGTTAGCCAAGCAGTTCGACTTAACTCTAGAAACTCTTAAACAGGATCAAGACAGATTGTTTTTCCTGTTCAAGCGTAACGCTTAACCTACTAAGATCTTCTTCTCCGGCGGTACTACTACGCCGGTTGTTACTTCAATATATTTGGTTTTGATATCATCCTTGGCGTCAGCAATCATGGAAACGGCTGCGCCATACAGAACAATTTCCTTGTCCAAGTTGCCGCTGAACATGCTGGGCATCATTTGCAGGCCTTGCTGAGTTGGTGCCATGCTGATGGGCTGTTTCAAAATAAACATACCATCAGTTACTTCCACAATCTTGGCAATCAGCTCTTCGCCGCTGTTTAATTTAAAAACCAATATTTCGTCTTTTTCAATCTTCATTGTTATCCTTTAAGTTGTGTCCAAAATTCTTCGGGTTGTCCAGCAAGTCCTTGATAGCCACCTTGTAACAATGTTGTACCGTTGAATACTTGTGGAACACTACGCAACCCTTGATCAACTAAAAAATCTCTAGCGTCAGGTTGATCCTCAAGATTAATGGTACGATATTCTACACCGCGGCTTTCTAGCAAAGCTTTCGCACGATCGCAAAATGGACAATTATTTTTTGTGTATACTGTTAACATATCAATTTCCTAGTCTAAATTATAGCAGTTTTTGTTTAGTGTGTCAACATCAAATGGATTTGTTTATCAATTCAAACGTGATGCCGTTTTCCGTTTGGTATCGGGTAAAAAATGCCAGCCATTCAGGATCAGTTCCTTTTCCTTGTGCAGCAGTGGTTTCGTCTTTCCAAACATATACTCTGTCATTGACAGCACCAGATCCTTCGACCACTACAAGATCGCCGCGAGCAACGGCCTGATCTCTCAAATCAAACTGTCGTAGTTCGGCAGCACGAAACTGAGCTTGCTCGGCCATGGGTAGAGTTTCTATCCATTTGTGTAGTGGCACAGCTGGCTGTCCATCTTGGGTCTTGTAAACAAATTCTTGTGCGACTGGCATGATTATAAGCTGGGCAGCTGATCGTAATCAAGGTCATCGCTCATGACACCAATTACATAATTTGTTGATTCTGTTTCTTGTAATGCTGACTGCTTCTTGTGTATATCTGTGTGCTTGTTAAACCAAGGAATTGGAGTGGTACGTGGGGCTGTGCCTTGATACTTGATGCCAATTTGTTTTAACGCATCTACTGCTGTGTAGTCTACAAAGTCCATCAAGATATTGGCGTTGAGTCCAATTACAGGACCTTTCTTAAACAGGTACACAGCCCAATCTTTTTCTTCGCGGATAACATCTTTGTAGATTTCATACACTTCTGCTTCGCACTCGGCCTTGATTTCAGCAAAGCGTGGATCTTCTTTGACCACCTGATTGATCAAGAAAGCTGTCCAGCCTTTGTGCAACAGTTCATCTTGCAGGATCAGGCTAATGATGTTGCCGTTGCCGATAAAGATACGATTCTCAACCATTGCTAAACTTGTAGCAAACGAAACCATAAAGCGGAATGCTTCTAATGCATAGCTGGCGTGTAGTGCTAGCCAAATTGCCTTAATGTGTTCTTTCTCTGTGACATTATCAGGGTTGAGTTCTTTGCGGCAGTTTAATCTGTGTAAGTAGTCATAATACTTGCCCACGCTGCTTGCCATGCCCACAATTTCTTCTGTGTCGTGAATTGTGTTAAACACATCTTTGGGCACGTTGTAGATGTTGCGAATGATATGACTGTAGCTGCGACTGTGAATATTTGTTTCAAAAAAGCTCCAGTTGTACATTAGGGCTTCCAGCTCAGGCAGGCTTACACAAGGTGTAAACACCTGTGCAGGGCCACGCCCTTGCAAACTGTCTAGGGCTGTTTGACGTAACAAGTTGCTGGTAAAGATATGCTTGACAGCATCGCTGGCATCCTTAAAGTCACCTGCATCTTTAGTCAGACTGATCTCTTCTGGTACCCAATAGAAACCACGTGCTGTAGTTTCAAAGTTGGCAACCTTGTTGTACTTGACTTCTTCAAAGCGTTGAATAGTGACCGGACCTGCTGGATCCAGAAACATCTTGCGATTTAGATAGTCTGTTTTTGTTTTTAAGTTGTATTGTGCGTTGCTCATAATTTACCAATTTTTAAGTATGTTTGCAATAATAAAAATGCAAGTTACCACATGTATAATGACCCAAAAAGTTTTAAGAAACAGTGCTATACGAGCTTCTCTAAGTGTAAGAATAGGAACATCTGGTCGATCATCGTCGGTATTACCCATCAAATGCCCAGTTGCCCTGGCCCATATCTTTTCAAAACTATTCATAGCTAGAGTTTGCAGGCCTCACAGTCTTCTGCATCATCAAAATCAACAGCTTCTAGCATCACTGGTGCATCTTCTGCTGCGGCTTTGCTGCCTTGTTTGTTGATCAAGCTGTAGTAGAATGTTTTTAAACCCCAATGGTGTGCCTGCATCAAGTTTTTAGCAATCAATGTAGTTGGCACTTTACGATCTGCCCAGTGTGCCGGATTGTAGAATGTGTTGGTTGAAATTGACTGGTCGACATAAGCTGCCAACACTGCCGCAGTCTTTAAATAGCCAACACAGTCTGTTTGTTCCCACATCAGTTGATAACGATTCTTCAACTTTTGGTATTCTGGAACAACCTGTACCAATGATCCGGCTTTTGATTCTTTGACAGTGATCAAGCTCATTGGCTGTTCAATACCGTTGGTACTGTTGATAACAACACTGCTGGATTCCACAGGAGCAATGGCCATTTGCGTGGCATTACGTACACCTGATTTAATCATGCGTTCACGCAATGGTTCCCAAGGAAGTTCTGCTGTGAAGTCTGCAAGTTCGTTGACACCGGCAGCACGTAATTCCCAAGGAAACTTACCTTGTCCGTAACGTGTCTGGCTACTGTGATCGCAAGCACCGCGTTCTTCCGCAAGCTCTACGCTGGCTTCTGTCAAATAGAACGCTTGATGTTCCATCCAGGATTTAACATCTGCTAAAGCATCGGCATCGCCGTACTTGAGTCCACGTTTGGCATGCCAGTAAGCCAGGTTGGTAATACCAATACCCAAGGGGCGAATCTCGTCATTGCTTAGTTTACTTTGTATTGATAAGAAGTCTTGATAGTCCAAGATGTTGTTTAAGCTGCGATGAAGTATACGACAAGCACGACGCATGTCTTCCGGGTTACGGAATGCACCCCAGTTGATAGAACCCAGGGTACATAAGGCAATGCGACCTTGGTCGTCATCGAGCCGTTGGAACGGCACTGTAGGCAATAAGATTTCACAGCACAAGTTGCTTTGATAGATGGTATGATACTCAGGGTCAAACGGACCTTGATTCATTACGTTGTCAATAAACACAAGATAGATACGACCAGTGTCGGTGCGTTCTTTGAGCAAGCCCGACTTGAATACTTCTTCAGCACTCATTGTTTTCTTACGTAGGTCTTTGCGCTTTTCGTATCGGACATACAGCTCTTCGAACAATTTTGTATCGCTATAGAAAGCTTGATGCAGATCAGGTACTTCGTTGGGATCAAAGAAGGTAATGTTTTCTTTGTTCTTAAAGCGACGCCAAAATAACGCACTTAGAACAACACCGTAGTCCATGAAGCGCACACGAGTTTCTTCTGTGCCTTGGTTGTTCTTCAGCACAATCAAGTCATCAAACTGATAGTGCCATATGGGATAAAATACTGTAGCTGATGCATTACGAATGCCACCTTGGCTGCAACTACGTAGGTCACCAAACCACTTTTTCAAGAATGGGATCATGCCTGTGTGCATGATCTCGCCACCGCGTATGGGTGCGCCTAGCGGGCGTAAGCGACCAATCTCCAAGCCAATGCCGGCACGTTTGGCCGCATACTTGGCCATCATCTCGCCACTAGCAAAGATACTGTCAAGATTATCATCGCTACGAATAAGAACACAGCTACTAAACTGCTTAGTGGGTGTGCCAAGACCTGCAAGTACAGGAGTAGCAAGAGTGAATAAGCCATCCGACGCTGCATTATAATATTCTTTGATATAACGCATACGGACTGTGTTGGGTTCTTCTCGATGAAATACTGTTGCTGCCGCAACCATGTATCGCACTTGTGGAGTTTCGTATGTTTCTTTTGTGGTACGATTGCGCACCAGATACTTTTCGATCAGCTGTTCGATTGCAGCATATCCGTACTGTTCATCTTTCTCGTGATCGATGATGTCGTCCATGCGATTCCAATCATCTTCTGTGTACCAAGTCAGTAGTTCACTGGTATACACACCTGCTGCCACGTTCTTGCAAACGATTTCGTACAGGCGAGGAGGCTCGTAACTACCATATACGTCCTTGCGGAGCATACTCAAGCGTTGCTTGCCGGCTACATATTGATAATTTACATGTCCCACATCAGGATTGGATTCTACATCAATCAAATCCACTATAGCACGTAGAGTTATTTCGTCGATTTCTTTTGTGGTAATGCCATCGTAAAAATGCGGCTGGCTTTTGATTTCTATCATCGATTGACTTACATCTGCTATGCCACTGCAAACTTTGGTAATTTGCGCTTGCCATTTATCGATGTTTAAAGGCTCACGATTACCGTTTCTTTTTTGAACTTGAATTGTCATTTGTCGCTTATTGTAAAAAACTTGCTAAATCTTTACTGTTGATACGTTGGAGCACAGTGAGTGGTGTTGAGTTGGTATTTAACACTTCACCAGGAGCCCAATTCAATATATATTTCCCAGAGTCGATCTGGACTAAATTGTCTTGGCCTGTTGAAATGATCTCAAGATCAGTATATAGCTGACGATCCAACAACAGTAAAGTATACACGATACCGAGAGCTTTTGCAAGATCACAATAGCCGTTATTCACTAATAAATCCCAGGGAGTTGGCCATTCAGCTGGGTTATCCCACGTTACTACTCTGTTGACAATAGGTGCGCGGAACCACCAGGTGTTGATCAGTTGTAACTGCTCAGGAAGTTCTACCGCAGAGGCTGCTTGCCGAAGATGATACCAATCAGCAAGTCTTTCTTGATACAGGTGTTTCCACATTAAGCTAGTCGTGCTAAGGAATATGTTATGGTTCCGGATAAACCTGTTGATGTACTTGAATAAAGTACACTGACTACATCGCCTGATCTAGTTACACTTAAAGTAATGCCCGAGCTGGCATCTTCAGTGTATTCATCAGCATAGCTTACTGCTGGCGATACAGATCCTGCTGTGACAACCAAGGTTCCAAAACGAACTACAGTATCTCGTATGATAGTGTAAGTCATCTCGTAGGCTTTGATAGTGGATGTGTCGGTTGTAAAAATAGTTTGATTACTTTGGTTATCTGTCAGGGTGAAGATTCTACCATTCTCTCTGGCATAGTGACCCACTTGTATTTGTGTGCCAGTAGTGGTGGCAGAACCTGTAACTTCGACTCTGGGTTCTATCCGTGCATCAACATCGTCGCGTTCAAACATGTCGCTGATCGACACGTTGTTGTCACTGCCAAACAAAACAACTGGTGTTGCAGGACTGGACGAATATTGATTACCTACATCGTAGAATACATTGTAAGCTGATACGTTGAGATCAACATTATCATATATAATGCCTTCAGAATATATTTCATCAAACAAGTTTTGTACTGCGCGGAATCCCGTTGCGCCTCCGTTGACAGGTGTGCCAGTACCCAGAGAGATACCCTGGTACAGTGTGACAAATGCACCATTGCTGACTGTGACAGAATTGATTTCTTGATCTGTGTTGATACCGTATGTTAAGCCTTGGAAACGGCACTTGTCAAATGTGATTTGATTACATACCAAGCTGACTGTGCTGGCAAAACGCACGCCGGCAATGTTGTCAGCACTGGGGGTGGCAATGATATCAGTTGCGGTCAACGGGCCCACAAAGTTCACGCTGTCAAAGTAACACTGTGTGGCATCTTCAACTAAGAATACATCAGTGACTTCTGCTGTTTGAAATGTCATTGACGAGATTTCAATGTTGGTAGGAGCAGTGGCACCGTTGTTGCCTATGTTGACACCGGTCTGCTGTAGGCTATCACCGTAGCGAGCCACGTATGCGCTCAAGCTGGAAATATCGCTGCTGGTATCTAAATAAATTGTGGTACAGTTTGCACCTTCGCCTACTAATTTAGCATAGGCAGGAACGATAATAGTTTCTGTTATTTTGTAAGTACCGGCTGGGAAATACAAAGTACGGCGGATCTGTGTGTTGGCTTCTACACAGTATAATTGGAACAAGGCACGATTAATGGCTGCTGTGTCATCAGCAGCACCGTCACCGACAGCACCAAAATCTCTAACATCTGCAAAGTCGTCCAGCTTGGCTTGTACTGTGCGTACCACTGGATCACTGGCTGTAGGACCTGTTTGTGCTGCATAGCCAACAGCAATGTCTTTGTAGGTGTAGTTGCTGACTGCTGTAATGTCTGAAAATTCTGTTAAGATCTCAGTATTTCCGATTACTGGGGCACCTTCTTGCAATGTACCGTTACCGATAAACAACTGTCGAGTATCAACAGCCCAGCCCAATTCAGCGCCAGCCAGCTGCGGCAGGTTTTCTATTAACCCTTTACGGTTGGTAATTCTAGAGATTTGTACAATGGCCATTTACGTATACCTATTTGATTAGGTATTTATGCTGTTAGATAGTACAGCTCAACTCGCTTGGTCCACTCATCAGTCCAGTAGTCAAATTCGTCACCTTCAATGACAAATTCCAAGTACTGTGGTTTAGTGTAGGTTTGATCTTCCAAGAGTTTGGGCTGCACAGCCATTAAAATAACACCGGTGTTGATGTCTGTTCCGTGCATTTCATTGTGGGCTTGTGCGTATGCTGCCAACTGCAAGAAGTAGTCAGTGATGTACTCACGCTTCTTGACCTTGTTGCTTTGTTTGAAGTCCATGATAGCAGGTCGGTCTTTCCATTTACCTACCAAGTCTGTAGTACCAGCATATAACCCACTATAATACACAGGAACTTCTGTACCCCAGAATTCTGTGGCATTTACCAAACCTTGCAAGATAATTTCGGCTGCCATGAACCAACTTGGGTGTGCAAATGGGTTGCTGGGCAAAGGCTTCATTTCGTCCATCATCACATAAGTTTCCAAGTAGGCATGCATGCGTGTGCCTCTGTTGGCTGCTTCTGTGGTGATTTGCTGGGCACGTTGTTCACCTACATTCTTGCGCCAGTTGGCCAAGGCGTCGCGATCTTTCTGCGGCTTGGTGCGGTCCAGGACGGTTGTTACACTGGGTACTTTCTTGCCATCAGGCAAGCAATAGTGTCTCTTGCCATCCACAGTGGTTCTGTCAATGGGCACATAATTATATCGTTGTGTTATCATTAGATTGTAAAACTCTCGCCACATCCGCAGCGAGCCGATTCCTTGGGGTTGGAAAAATCAAAGCCTTCGTTGAGACCTTGACGTGTGTAGTCTATTTCTAAGCCGTCGATATAGGCCAAATCTTTGCTATTGACCCAAACTCTGGCACCGTCTCGCTCATACTCAGTCCAGTCCCAGGTACAAGGTGCTTCATCCATATATTCTAGCACATAGGCCAAGCCCGAGCACCCTGTGGTTTTAACACCCACTCGAATGCCCACACCTGATCCACGCTTGGCTATGTTGCTGACAATCTTCTTTGCTGCTGTTTCAGTTATGGTTATCATGTTTATTTCTGTAGTCTGCTATGGCTGCACGGACAGAATCCTCGGCTAGGATGGAACAATGAATTTTTACAGGCGGGAGAGCCAACTCCTCAGCAATATCCATATTACGAATTTCTAATGCTTGGTCAAGAGTTTTCCCTTTGACCCATTCAGTAACCAATGACGAACTGGCAATGGCCGATCCGCAGCCGTATGTTTTGAATTTTGCATCTGTAATAATGCCATCTAGAACTTTAATCTGTAACCTCATTACATCTCCTCTAACCGCAAGCTGGGGCACCGACTAAGCCGGTCCCAACTTGCGCATCTCCTTTATCAAATGTTCCTACATTTCTTGGATTTTCATAATGGTCCAAGACTTCTTTTGAATATGCCATTTCAATCTCCTATAATAGATTGTACTACATCATCTGGTTGAAAACTATCCCATTTTTTGCGATTTTCTTCGCCCAGTATAAATCTTAAATTATTTCCTTATCTATAACATTGACACACACTATCCCAGTATAGCACTGGTGGGGGATTGGGATCCACGTAAGTGTTGGGAGGTGTGTAATACACCGGGGGTGGTGCATAAACAGGCGGCGGAGGTGCATAATAAATCAAAGGAGGTGCGTAGTAAGGTCTTGCTCCATATGTGAGAGCGCCGCCAATGATGGCTCCACCCAAAAAGGCTGCTCCGCCCCAGGCCCATGCATTGTTGTAGCCACGATTGTAACCGTTGTTGTAGCCGCGATTATAACCATAACCGCCGGCTTGGACAGTGCCCACAACAAAAATTGTTAAGATTAAACTGAGAAGTATTCGTTTCACGATAGGCCTCCTTGGACTATATTGCTATTTAATATTATACACGAACTCTTTGATAATATCGACTGTTTTGGGGCTCATTACCACTTCATAATGATTGATGTAAAGCTCTTCGAATTGCATTTCGGAACGATGCCTCATGCTGCTTATGGTTACCACTCCATCATTGGGTTGCATGATCCAAGGACTATCTCCACGAGTGGTTATTATGTTTAACCATGGATGTTGTATTCTAATTTTTCCGGCAGTTTTCATCGGAGTACTACTAGGGCCGATATCGCGCAATAGACGATTAAACGGTAAGAAGTATTTGGCATAGTCAGCTGATTCGGCGCCACCATATGGTGTGCTCATTGTTACTGCACCAGAAACTCGATCTGGAAAAGCATCAGCTAGATGTAGTGCGTATATGCCACCTAAGCTGTGGCACACAAACACAATCTCTTCAATGTTGGACACAATGCGTTTCATGTCATCGAGATTACGATCAAATCCATTTTGGCTGTCGTACTCTATGACAATTTCGTCATGGTGGTTGAGGTGGTGCCGAATGTAATTAAAGCTATCCCCGGTGGCACTGGCACCGTGAATATAAACAAGATTCACGATCGCTTAAAGAAACCCAGTATCTTGGATTGAATGGCTTTGGCAAAATCAGGTTGTGGAAAGTTCCATCCAACAAAAGCACCTAGTAATAACCAGAAAATTGTTTCTAACATGTTAAAGTCCTTTTTTGTTTAGTGCCCGCTTGGCCATTGTGTCAACAGTGTCGCGAGCCTGATCCACAGTCATGTTTGGTGCACCTTCTACAGCACCTTTGAATATGATTTCGGTGTCAGTGACATCGGCAATTAATTCATTTAGCGGAGCCTGCTGAACCAGATTGCGCAGTTGAGAGTCAGTTAGGCTGACACCTATGTTGTTGGCCAATTCAAGAAATGCAGCAATAGATATTTTCTTTTGTGCATCTGTATCTTGCGCACGTGCCAACAAAAACTGGCTTAATGCAGCCAGTTCTGTTGTGCTTTGTGTAGATACGTCGAATTCGTCAAGTCGCATTACTTGGTTTTCTTGGCAAAAGGATTTTTCTTTTTGTCCGCAGCAGCCTTCTTCATTGATTCTTTCTTGTTGCCGTCTTTGTCTAAATCAATGTAGTCGGGTTTAGCAGCTTCGGCTACGTCACGGCGTTCACGACCCAAGCCGGCACCACCTAACGGTGTTGGCTCTTCTTCGTCAGCTGGTGCAGCTTCAGCATCGACATCAAGTTCGGCTCCTATTTCTGGGGCAGGCTCAGCGTTTAAGTCAGCACCCATGTCTGCAGCAGGCTCAGCACCTGGTACAACTGGAGCAGTACCTGTCAATGTGCCTTGTGCGCCTTCTAAGGCTGTCTTACCTTGTTGCACACTGGACAACAACTGTGTAAGTGCGGCAGCAGCAGCTGATTGATAAGCAGTGGCTTGATCAACACCCATGTCGTTCTTGATTGAATCTGTCAAGGCTGGCAGATCTTTAAACTGCATGGCGCTGATCTGTTCCAGCATTTTTTGTACTTGATCAACCATGTCTTGTGCAGCCAACACAACTTGAGCTTGTTGGATTTCGCTTTCGCGTAGTCTGCGACGTGCTTGCATTGATTCTTTCTGCATAGAAGCAGTAGCAATGGCTCCCACCAGCTTTTGCTCTTCAGGATTGAGAGTTTGGCCAGCTTGCGATTTTTTCATTGCAGCTTGAACTTTGGGATCTTTGGGATCAACAGCCATGGTAGGTTCTGTACCTGGTGCTGCCGGAGCTGGCATAGCAGCCTCGTGCAGGCGTCCTTTGAGACCAGATTCAAGCATAAGCAGTTTGAGATAAGCAGGATCACGTTCGCTTGAGTGCGATGCAGCACTGGATCTGTGCTCATTGATCAGCCCACGCACACGCATCAGCATATGGCGTGATTCACGCAGAGTAAGATTATTAAACGAAACGGTTTGACCCAATCGTTGTTCTAATACTTGTGCTGCTTTATCTTGTTGTTTGAGTGCGTCTAGTTCGTGCAGTTTCATCGCGGTTGAATCCTTGTATTTGCCAGTATTTAGCCAAATTGACACATTTAGTTAATTGTTTTTCTACTGTGTACATTGTGGTTTTTTTGGTTGTTAGCTTAAGGTGCGCAACTTCT